ACTCAGAAAAGCTGACCGTGCTTGAAGCGCAGTTGAAAGCCGTAGTCGCAGGGAAGTCAGCGTATAACCACCTGTCCACCTTCGGTTCAGAGGGGGTTGGTGTAGATGCAGAGTCTGAGCGCCTGCAGGAGGAACTAGAGCTCCTGGGCCAGATTGCCCAGCTCAAGAGCTCTATGGCCAAGGCAGGCAAGCCGAAGGCTGAGAAAAGAGCGACCAAATCCGAGGCAGAGAAAGAACTCGAAAAAGCCGTCACGATGTACGCCTCGCTGAAGAGTACCCTGGATCCGCTGGGGGCCTCGCTGGACGGCGTGAAGGAGAAGACCAGTCAGCTGGATATGTTGCTGGCGAGTTCAGCCATTAGCGCTGAGCAGAAAGCCGCAGCTGTCGCCCACCTATCGAAAGAGCACTACAAGCTAACCCTGGAGCAGAACAAGAACTACCAGTCGCTGGAGAAGTTGCGGGAGGCCTACGCTATAGAGTCTCCCTTCGCGGTAGCGATCCGGGACGTCACAGAGCTGAACAAGCTTCTGGCCGACGGCGTAGTCAGCATGGACGAGTACACCCGTCTGTCTCAACAGATGCGAGAGCGGGACAGCGCGGCCGTGCTAGGTGGCATGCCAACGGCACCAACCAATTTAGGCGGCGCCTCGGCCTCTCCATTCACAGACTGGATGAGCATGGAGATGGAGCGGGCCCAGGGGCTCGGTCAGTACGAAAAGCGATCTGAAGACCTGACCATGGGCTGGCACGGGGACGTAATTGGGGCCAGTAAAGAGTTTGAGGAAAAGCAGAAGGCGCTGGAAGCCGAAGCCCTCCAGCAGGCCGCCCATGACGAGCGGATGATAGAACTAAGAAACACGCGCGACGGTCAGCTGGCGGCAGCCCACAAACGCTTTAACCGCCTTGACGCAGACTTAGAAGACTCCCGGGCACAGTACGCTGAGCAAATGAACACCATGGTCACTATGTCCATGATGAGCACCGCGCAGAACGTGCTGGGTATGTTCGCCAGCGCGGCAGAGGGGGCGACCGCCGCACAGAAAGTTGCGTTTGTAGCCCAGCAGGCCTTGGCAGTTGCTCAAATCCTGATGTACACCCATGTCGCAGCGGCTCGTGCAGAGGCGGAGCTCGGCCCCTTACTAGGGACGCCTATCGCCACAAAGATGATAACTATGGGCTATGTCAACGCCGGCCTGGTAGCAGGGATGGCTATAGCGCAACTAGCCACAGGGGGCAAAGGCGCTTCCAACTCCGGCGCCTACGACGACGGCGGGTTTATCCCCTACAACTCCTACGGCATCGGCGGCGAGTACGGCCCGGAGATCGTCCACGGCCCGGCCAACGTGACCTCCAGAGAGAAGTCGGCCAAGCAACTGGGCAATAACGGCAGCAGCTACGACATCACCCTGGCACCGGTGATCCAGGTCACCGCGGCGCCGGCCACGCAGGGCGGCACGGAAGAAGCAGACGCCAGGGCCCTAGGCCAAATGGTCCAAGGGATCGTCGTAGCCACTATGAAAGACCAGACGCGCCCCAACGGCATGCTGGACAACTGGCTGAGAGCCAACCGATAAGGAGCACCTGTGGATCAGTTCCCTGAGATAGAGGCCCCAGACTGGGGCCTGGCAGACGAGCCAGAGCCTGACATCGACCAGACGTCATTCGGCGATGGCTACGCGCTGCGGAGAAAGAAGGGCATCAACAGCTCCAGGGAGCGGTGGAGCCCGGTGTGGTCGACCCTTGATACGGCCACCGCCAAGGCAACTTACGACTGGCTGAAGGTACGCCAAAACCTGACGGCGTTCTGGTGGGTGCACCCTGTCCGAGGCGAGCCAGTGAAAGTCTTGTGTACGGGGGTCCGCCTGACCTACAACAACTACAACGACGAGGTACTCACAGCCAGCTTCTTACAAGACTTCAATCCCGCGTAACCGTATTTACAGCAATACGGGTCTGAGGTAAGGTGGAGGCCCCTTCCCCGCAGGTTGCCCACATGACTGGCATTATTGCCACCGACGTCCAACTGCTCGAACAAGACGCGATTGTTGTCATGTTCGAGCTGGATCTTCGGAAGCTGGGCGGCGGGGAGGGGGTTCTCAGATTCTCGCCTACGTCTGTTGACGGCGGCTCAGTGTGGTTCACCGGGTACGAGTACCTGCCGATCCCCATAAAGGGGGAGGGCTTCACCGTCTCCGGCTCCGGCGCTATGCCGCGCCCAACCTTGACGATGGCGGCCCCAACGCTCTCTTTTTTAAGTCTGGTGGTCAACGCCGACGACCTGGTTGGCTGCCCGATCACGCGCCTGCGGACGTACCGGAAGTACCTGGATGACGGGGCCACCCCAAACCCAGAAGCCACGTTCCCGCCTGACTATTACCTGATCGAACGCAAGTCCTCACAGAAGCGGACGCTGCTGCAGTTCGAGCTGTCCGCGAAGATGGACCAGCAGGGAAAAATGATCCCAGGCCGAACGGTTATGCGGGATTCATGCAGCCATAAGTTTCGCTATTGGGCTAACGGCCAGTGGAACTACGACGGCGTCACCTGCCCGTACTCGGCGCCTGCCATGTTCGAGAAGAACGGCGTACCCACGTCTGACCCAACCAAAAGCCGGTGCGGTAAACGCCTGAGCGATTGCAAGCTCCATTTCGGGGCGACTTCCGTCCTGCCTTTCTATGGTTATCCGGGAGTTGGTCGCTATGCGTGAATTTACTGAGCAGATGCGCCAACAGGCCATCGAGGCGTATCCACTCGAGGCCGTCTGGCTGATTACTCCCGGAGAGTGCCGCCAGGTTAAGAACGTCCACGTAGACCCTGAAAACTACTTCAGCGTGTCCAAGCGGGTACTGGCCTCCGCACTGTCTCGTGGCCTGCTCGCCGTAGTTCACAGCCACCCCAACGGGATTCATGCGCCCTCCGAGGCGGACATGCTGAGCCAGCTTGCCCTTGGCGTGCCATTCGGCCTGCTGACCACCGATGGAGAGTTTGCAAGCGACCTGCTCTGGTGGGGCGCTGACACGCCTGTAGAGCCACTGCTGGGCCGAGGATTCCGACACGGCACCAGTGACTGCTATGCCCTGATCCGAGACTACTACCGCACCGAGAAGGATGTACTCCTGCCGGAGTTCCCCCGCAGCTGGAAGTGGTGGGAGTCCGGCGGCGAGGGGTTTATGGCGGGGTACGAGAAAGCCGGCTTCGTGCAGATCGACCAGGCAGAAGCCCGGGAAGGTGACGTCTGGCTTGCCCAGCTTCGCAGCCCTGTCCCCAACCACGGCGGCGTGCTGCTGGATAACAACATGATGATGCACCAGGCGGGAGGCACTGAGCCTGTCGACCTTTCACGTCTGTCTATCCGCGAGCCGATCCACCGTTATGTATCCCTGATCACCCACTGGCTCCGCTATGAAGGCCCTGCGCAATGAAGACTCTCTACTTGCACGGGTTTCTCAAGGAAAAGTACGGCGCCTCGTTTGAGCTGGACGTCGCCACTCCTGCGGAGGCAGTCAGGGCCCTGGCGGTGCAGCTGCCCGGCTTTGAGGATGACGTTAAGGCGGGTAACTGGCATGTGCTGCGCGGCCCGTTGGACCAGGAGGAGGCCATGGACGCTGAGGGCATCACGGTCACGCTCGGCCGGGAGAAGGAGATCCACCTGATGCCGGCGGTTGAGGGGGCGGGTAATGGCGGACTAATGGCGGTGCTAGGGGTCATATTGATCGTTGCTGGATACTTCACTATGGGTGCTTCAGTAAACATCGGCATAGCCATGATGGCGGGCGGTGCCGGTATGGCCCTCGGTGGCATCATCCAAATGACCATGAAACTCCCAGGCGCAGACTCGTCCGTCCAGGAGTCCGTGGACGCCCGAGCTTCCTTCCTGTTCAACGGCCCAACCAACACCAGCTCCCAGGGTGTCGCAGTGCCCCGTGGCTACGGCCGGGTGCGGGTCGGTAGCGTCGTGGCCAGCGCTGCCCTGTATTCTGAGGAGCTGGCGTCTTGAACAGTATCCTGAGCGGAGCGGGCGGTGGTAGTAAGCAGCCGAAGCAGCACACGCCTGTAGAGGCTGCCAACACCCTGCGTAGCGTGTCCAAGGGCCGCATACTCGACCTTATCGGGCATGGGCCTATCTTCGGCCTTGCAGAAGGCCTGGAATCGGTATACCTGAACGACACCAAACTGCAGAACGCCGATGGCACCTTCAACTTTGAGGGTGTGACGGTCACGACCCGCGAAGGCTACCCGGACCAGGCCATCATTCCTGGGTTCAGGTCGGTAGAAAACCCCGTTAGCGTGGCCACGAAGGTTGTAAACGCGCTGCCGATTGTCCGCTCTGTCACAAACAATGACGCTGACGCTGTGGTTGTGGTCCTGCAACTCAACTCACTCGTGGAGCAGGTTGAAAACGGCGACCGCCGGGGAACCTCCGTCAGCATAGCGATCGACACCCGGACAGGTTCAAGTGGTTGGACCACGCGGGTTTCCGACACTATCACCGGCAAGACCACCTCCCCCTACCAGCGCAGCTACCGTATAGAGCTACCGGCCAACGCTGAGTGGGAGGTGCGGGTACGCCGCGTTAGTCCTGATTTCACCGAGGACACGAGGCAGGGTGACACCACATGGATCTCGATGACCGAGGTGGTGGACGCTCGCTTGAGCTACCCAGACAGCGCCCTGGTGGGACTGGAGCTGGATGCGCAGCTGTTTGGCAACCAGATGCCGTCCCGCTCCTACGACATGAAGCTGAGCATCATCAAGGTGCCCAGCAACTACGACCCAGAGACCCGTGTGTATACCGGCATCTGGAATGGTTCATTCAAGCTGGCCTGGACTGACAACCCTGCCTGGGTCTACTACGACTTGGCCACTCACCCGGTGATCGGGGCGGGCCTGGAAAACGTCGACAAGTGGGCGCTCTACCAGATCGGCCGCTATTGCGATGGCATGGTACCCAACGGCTACGGCGGGATGGAGCCACGCTTCACCCTGAACACCCTGTTCGCCAGCGCTGAAGAGGCGATCGTTACCCTGACCACCCTGGCCAGCTCCTTCCGGGGCATGACCTACTGGGGCACCAACTCCGTGGTCCCGGTGGCCGACATGCCCACCGACCCGAAGAAGCTGGTAATCCCGGGCAACGTGATTGGCGGCGAGTTCAGCTACTCCGGCACGTCGCTGAAAGAGCGCCACAGCGTCTGTACTGTAATGTGGAACGACCCGGCCGACAGCGATAAGGCCAAGCCAGAGATGGTTGAGGACCCGGACAGCATTGACCTCTTTGGTTGGAGAGAGGTGCAGGTGACTGCGTTCGGCTGCAACAGTCGTGGCCAGGCCCACCGCTTGGGGCAATGGTTGTTGTACTCGGAGCGCATGGAGACAGAGACGGTGACCTACGTCGCTGCCTCCGACCACGCAGATGTAAACCCCGGCGATGTGGTACAGCTGTCTGACCCCGACCGGGCTGGGGCGCGCCTCAGCGGTCGAGTCGCTGTGACTGGGGCCAAGGTCCTGGTCCTGGATAAAAGACCACCTGAAGCCGCAGGCTCAACCTGGTACCTGAGCGCGATCCTGCCCTCCGGGATTATTGAGCGCCGCCAGGTCTCCAGTTTCCAGGGCGACCAGGTAACGCTTACGACGGGCTTCTCTGCAGCGCCCCTGCTGGGTGCCGTATGGATACTGTCAAGCGCTGCGGTGACCCCGCCGCAGTATCGGGTTATCTCCCGCGAAGAGTCAGCGGAAGGTAACTTCCAGATAACCGCGGTCGAGTACGATCCCCGCAAATACGACATCGTGGAGCAGGGGCTTGCCCTGCCTCCCACGCCGCAGAGCCTTATACCCACTGGGCCAGTTTCTCCCCCTATGGGTATCACGGCTGAGGTTTACACCTACCTGGCCGGGGGTACTCAACACC